CCCAAAGGCAATGCGGACGCCGGACATGATCCAGTTGCCGTCGGCCATCTGCTGCGGCTCCTGCATCGGCCAAAATCCTTGATCGAGCACCACGCCCTGCGCCTCCCACTTTCCCGAAGTCTCATTCAGCACATAGCCGCGCGTGTGAGTGCATGAGGTTGGTCCGTAAAAGTTGTCGTAAAAGGCCCCCATGAAGGCCCACAGCCTGCCGCCGTGCGAGAGAAACACGCCGTGACTCACGCCGAGGTTGCCTTCGCCCGCATCCATTGCGAGCGGCTGGCCCCACGTCTTGCCGCCGTCCTCACTGACTCGGACATGAGCTTCCTCGTCGGCCGTGTTCTCTTGTTCGGATGTGCTAAATCCGTAGGACGCATAGAGCTTGTCCTTGTGCCAGGCGAGCCCAACACCGAGCGTGAAATTTGAACCGTCTTCATCAGGCCGCGGCTTCTTAAGAACATAGAACTTCGCGCCGGTCACCTGAGGCAATTCGGCAGCTTTCGGGAGCGGAGTGTTCGCGTCCCACAGGGGTTCGTCGGCGGGAAGTGTGCCCGCAGCAGCGAGCGCGGCCAGAATCAGCAGGAGTGCGGTTGGTTTGTTCATGGTGTCGTAAGCAGGTGGTTGGATTCTCATCATGCTTCCTGGAATTAATTGCTAAGGATTTGCTTTTTCATCCGCGCCGTGGTCCGGGTAGCGGACGACCCATTCGTCCTGAGATTGGACCAGCGCCCGGATTGGTCTCCCTCCTTGACGAAGGCGGGCACCTTTTCCGTTTCGAGTTTGATATGCACGCCGCCCCACTGCCTAGACAGGTCACCTTCAAACGAGGAGAGAACGAGCGGGTCCTTCCCCTGCGCGTGGAGCGCAAGCGGGACGATCAGGGACGCGGCCAGCAACAGGTGCAGTGCTTTCATGGGGAACCTCCGAGGCTTAGGAACTTGAATTCCGGACGACAAATCTACCAGACCGCCCGCGTCCTTGCTAATCGCTGTCAAAAATGTGCTGTGCCCCCCGTATTCTTCTTCCTCACAACAATTCGAGGTGCCCAGTTCCTTGGTCGATCTTCGAAGCCTCGTCTGGACCGATGGTGAGACAAGTTCGTGTTGGCTGACCATGAAACTCGGTTCGGCCGCTATCAGTAATCAGATGAACCTCAAGTCCAAACACGATAGCCTTGTCGTGGATCGCCATCAGCTCCTCTTCGCTATTGCAGCGAACGCATACCTTCGCAAACGATCCCATAATCCAGATTTGCTCGTTGGGTGAGAAATCATCCATGCAAATAGACGATCGGCTCTGCAGCCTTCGCGTGAGAAACGACATCGAAGCGTGCGCACCTTGGGCGATCTGCTTTCCTCGGCGCATCTTAAGGTCGTGTCGCATGACGATGACCTGCTTTACATTTGGGGCTTGCGATTCCTCCATTGACTGTTTCTCCGCTTTGCTTCTATTCCTCAAATAAGAACACCCGCGAGCCGGAAATTCGACCCGCGGGTGTTGAGTTGCAATTGTACAGCGATTGGACCGGAGTCCAACTCGCGTTTACAGTTCGATCGCTTCAACTTCAGCGACGAAGCGCTGGTTGTTGTCAGCTAAGAACTCATTGATCAAGTTGAACACGGAGTCACTGAAGCCACCGACGTTCATAATGTCCGCTCATTCACAAGCCTGAACCGTCTGATACGGTTGCAGATCGACGTTGACGATCTTCGGAGCTGCTTCCTTACCTGCCAGCTTCCGCTGGTTGGTAACGTAGGCTTCCCAAGCCGTCATCACACCGGTCGAACCGTGCCGTCCTGTTCCGACCCAGCTCTCGTAATCCTCGAAATGAAGAAGGTCAAACTGCAAGTTCATGATCAGAAAAGAGACTGTAGTAGCTTTTTTACTTGCCAATTGTATCGATTATTCGAGCTTTACGCATCCGAATTCTGGTGTCGCGACCGTGCCACGCAATTGACTATGCCTCTGAGCAGTCCCGAACCAATCGATACCCTCGACTGGTTCGGCCTTGGGTCGTTCCCGGTACCAACACAATGTCGCCTTGCTGCTCGAGCGTCGTGATGATCTCATAAAATGCCTTTGCATTCATCTTCATCCGCTTGAGCAAGACACTGTGTGGCAACGTTCGATCAGGGGCCGCTTGTAGCTTTCGGATGAGCCGAAGACAGTCGGCATGGTACGGATTCTCGGCAACGTGGCTGCTGGCCATGAAGAGCATGCGCCGCGTTTGGTGCGTGACGAATTCGGTGGCCCATAACGCTGCGTCGGCACCGATCAGCGGATCGGCATGGTTCTCGCTGATGGCATACAAAAGTGCAAGTTTCCTGGCCTGCTCGTTGATCCGACCCCACACCGTGGTTCCGACGGTATCGTTCTGGCTTTCTGACTTGTGATACTCCGCTTCCGCTGCGACACGATGATCTCCAAGGATTGCAATCGCCTCGGCGGATTGAGGGACGATGTTTGGGACCGGATGCCAAGAAAGAAGATTTCCGTTACCAGGCATCATATCTTTCCACCATTTCGCTGTAGCCAACAAACGTTCCGGGATCGCCAGTACCTTCGCGTCTTGGCCCGCTCCTCGCGCACCGCACTCCAGGATAATCATCCGAGCGAAAAATCCGTTGGTAAGCATCCGTTCGGAAAGTGCCTCGTAATAATGGTTCGGGATCGCGGTACCGAAGACCACCAAACATGGCTGGTCGATCGAGCCCGGTGGTTCCTTCCCAGCTTTACGACGCATGGGGTAAACCGAATTGGCCGATGAATACATCGTGAGCAATGTTGACATGAGGTTTTCATGCCGGCCGTCGCGCGACTTGTTCATCGACTGGAGCATTCCGTCAATCTCGTCTGTTTGGAAAAGCATGCTCGGTGAAAGATACAAGGCGTCTTGGATCCCTTCGCCACTGGAGAACCGCTCCCCTAACGAGCCGGCCGCACCGATTTCAAAAAGAATTCGTGTGTTGAGCTTACGTGGCCAATCTTTGCCAGCGGACGAATGCGCCAAGCCAAGCAGATACAAATTGGTTCTATTGTCACCTGGGTCACGCACTTTTCGGCCGGCCAAGAAAGCCTGCAGTGCCACGGCACCACAAAAGGCCATCACATGGTTAGGATATGGAGCGGTGGCCAAACATAGATCCATCACCTCGGACACGAAGCCAGGAACGCGCAACATCTCTATAGGGACTGGGCCTGGATCGGCGATTCCATGTTTGGTCGTCGGCTCAGCCACAAACTCCGTTGCCTGTTGAAACTGAATCACGGTGGCACTTGTCGGTTCACCACCGTAACCTTGTTGCCGCAGAATTCTGGCTGCCATTTCGAAGTCACCGCTATGCTCCAGCCACGCATAGACCGAAAACGGACTATAGGCTCGGTTTGGTTCCAGCGGTGCTGCGTTGCCACTGAAAACATAAAGCGACTTGTCCTTCAGGGATGCCGACCAGCCGTGGCTTTTTCCCGGTCGACGCCAGAGTTCGCTGTCCCCTTTCTTGGCCAAGCTCCAGCCATGTTTGACGAGGAGTGCGCGAATGTCACCTCGATTGTTGTAGTCGTCCCCTGGTCGATTCTCTGGCACAAACTGCGAATCCGCAGGAACATCTGCGGTTGGCAAGTATTCGTTCAGTGACCAAGCAGTCTCCAAGAGCATCTCTCGTTCCTGGGGAGTTAGCACAGGAATCTCGGTAAGTGATCCTTGCTCGAGCGAGTAACCCAAGGTTGGAGCGCAGAGAAACAGTCCCCCTTCGCCACGAGTCTCGATCAAAGTGACCATCGCACCGTCTCGAAATCCCATGGCAAGCTTCATGTTGCCATTGATCGGCTCCGAGCAGCGATAGATCACGTGCTTGCCTCCAGACTGGCTAGTCTCGATCACCAGCCGAGCCAATAGCTCGGGTGGGATTTGCTCTTTCCAGGCCTCGAAGCGATCACCCCCTCGGTCGAAGTCGAGCATTTCGAGGTTGCCACTGACTTGGCCAGTGACGACGCAAATCGCATCTTCGGGTTTGGAAAACCATTCGACGACCTGCCGCTCTTGCGGGATTCGCAACTGAAAGTTTTTCCACCCTGGAAGAGATGGTCGTTTCGCTAGCCTCTTGGCCGGCAGGACAGAAAGACCACTTTCGCGATAAGCCAAAGCGGATGGGAGCAATGATGCAGGATTGGATGTAGTGATCAAAACGGAATCTCCTCGTCAGAAAATGCATTCGAAAAATGTTGTGGTTCGAGTGGTTCGGGCAACGGCCCGAGCTCGTAGTCGATGATCCGTTCGTACTCCTCCCCAGAGACACTGCGCACTTGGATCGCGAGGGTCTGAGCGATCGCACCCCCTTCGATTCGCGCGAGTGCCTCGTCGGTGGTTTCGGGAACGGGATCACGGGATCGCTGTTTCCACCAAGCCACGGCACGTTGGCGTGCGTAACCGGAGTGTTCAAAGCAGATCCACTCGGATTTATGGGATCGCCAGCCGACCATGTAATCGACTCGCATCGATCGAGGTGCGTCTTCGGCGGCCCCACGCTTGAGGTGGCTGTAGTAGTGTGTGTCGGTGACTTCGTAGCGCGTGTTGGTGATTTGGCCAGATAGGATCGGTGCTTGGGTCGCTTGTGCTTCGTGGTTCTGCTTTTCGGGTGGGGGAAAGGTAAAGCCGCACTCCGGGCAATTCGCGTACCCCATCGCGATGAGTGCGTTGCATTTGGGACATTGCTTCGCAGGTGCTTCTCCTGTCGATTGGCTTCCTGCAGGTTTGATCCGCAGGCAATCGACCGGTCCGTGCCTAAGAACATTGCCACCAAAGTCGAGGACCAAACAGTTCTGTTTGCTGGGGTGAAGCCTGAAGCCGCGCCCCACGGCTTGATAGAAAAGTCCCGGTGATGTCGTCGGCCGTACCAAGGCCACGCAGTCGATGTTGGGTGCATCGAATCCGGTGGTTAGCACGTTGACGTTGCACAGGTATTTAAGACTTCCGCTGCGGAACTGCTGGAGTAATTGGTCCCGATCCTCCGAGGAGGTTTCGCCAGTAACGAATCCGCATTCGATGCCGTGTTTGTCTCGAAGGGTATCGACGATGTGGTTGCCATGCCGAACGCCGCTCGAGAAAATCAGCACGGCATTGCGGTCGGCTGTTTGCTCCACGATCTCACGGCAGACGGACTCAACAAGAGACTCGCTATCCATGAGAGCTTCGACCTCATCGGCTACGAATTCGCCGGCACGATCGTGCAGCGAACCGAAGTCGATTTGGTCTTTGCCAGACTTGGAAACCAGCGGACACAAAAAACCATCGCGGATCAGTTCCTTGATTCCAACCTCGTAACAGATCGTGTTAAGGATGTTTTCAGGGGCACAGATCTCGCCGTCCTTGAGTCGAAACGGTGTGGCCGTAAAACCAATGATGCGCAAGTGAGGGTTGACCTTCTTGGCATCCGCGAGGAACTGCTGGTACATCCCCTCTCCATCGGGACTAATGAGGTGTGCTTCATCGACTATGATCAGATCGAACCGATCGAGCTCACAGGCACGCTTGTAGATCGATTGAATACCGGCGATGATGACAGCATTGTTGGTGTCGCGACGCTTCAAACCTGCTGAGTAGATACCGAAGTCCACCTCGGGGCAGACTGCGGTTAACTTGTCGGCAGACTGCTGGAGAAGCTCTTTGACATGGGCAAGGATCATGACTCGACCATTCCATTTCAATACGGCATCTCGACAGATGGTCGCCATGCAATTTGTCTTTCCACCCGCTGTGGGAATGACCACGCAAGGATTGTCATCACGATCGCGCAGATGGTTGTAGACCGCATCGACGGCCGCTTGTTGATAGGGACGTAGTTGCATCGGATTAATCCTCATCAGACTCGTCGTAACAAGCAGGGGTTCGCTCATCGTCGAACACCTGATCTATCCATTCAAAGCCATCGTTCATCATGCCGAAACCTTCTCCAAGCCGAGACGACAGGCTCCGATAGGATTCACGAACCCCATCGCATTCAGGGTCGACAGTCGGTTGATTGACTAGACGTTTGCGTGGCACCATCAGACCGCCACATTTAGGGCACTCTTTGATTCGTCTAGTAACAATCACACCGCAATCACTACAAACTTTGCGTCTAAGGTTTTTCACCATGATCACTCTTCCATACATTTCGAGATGCGTACAAAAACCATGCCTCCAGGGATCGGTTCGCGTTTCCAGGTGTCTAGGTGGATGATTTGGCTGTCGTCGTGATAGGCACCGCCTTGCCCAAGTGCATCGAGCAAAGCTTTTTGAGTGTTATCCACGTCTCGGCGACGACGGTCGGGTGGATACAGTTCAATGAAGACTTCTAAGTCACCATCGATGGGGCGAACGCCGCGCGCCGCGAGGATCGACACAACCTGTTGACGGAAGAGTCGACCCCCGCGGCTGATGAGCGTCCGTGCTCCCACCCGCCGCCAGTAGTGGTTCACTGACGGCGGGTACGGCAGTTCAAGTTCGATCACGAGGGACGTCTCCATGGTGGAGTCGTATGGCTCGCTTGCTGAGGCTGAGCCGTAGCTGCCGCAGGTTTCGCGTAACCCTTGATCTCGTTGGTGATGTCCCCCGAATCCTCGCGCCTACGACACTTGACGTTGATCACCAACGGCAAGTTATGCAGCTCGACCGAGTCGCCAGGGGTGAGCACCCCAACGGCACGGCAGATGGCCGAGAGTTCCGCTTGCGCGATCTGCACCGCAGTCGCATTCGCGTTGTGAAGGTTCAGTCGGGACCAAAGGAATCGACCTTTATATTCCCCCTCGAGGATCTGGAACGTGAGCTGCAAATAGCTCCCCGATCCGGACTTCGTCGGTTTGAGTTCCGACTCGGTGATGATCGCCAGGTATTTGCCAGCCGGGATCGGTTCAAAATCCGACGACGGTTCGACTTGGTTCGCATTGAAGTTGTTGAGATTAGCCAAGGTTCGTTACTCCTTCTGGAACAGAAACAGGGTTGGACAGTTCGTTAGGTGAGCCGAGGATGCCGCCAACAATCGCATCCCAAGCCAATGGAATTTCAGGTTTGAGCCGGTACCGGTTCTTGGCCACGCAAGAGGGACCGCCGACGGTTTTCAAGATGCGTTCGCCACCGGCAGCGCCGATTGGTGCCGCGATCGCTCTCTGGCGACCAAAGCCACTCTCTTCGGTGCGGGTAGTAAATCGCTTGGTGGCAAAGAGCACTGCATCGCACCATTCGGTGATGATGGCGCTGGCATGCTTGTGCAGACGAGGCGAGTAGCGGTCGTAGGCGGGTGCTTCGGGATCCTCGAATTTCTCGACCTTCGCGTGAGCGATCAGAAAGATCATCATCCCGCGATCGCGATGGAGATTGCCGAGCTTGTCGATGAGCTTGCGCCAGTAATCCAAAGCCAGGGTGTAGCCTTTACCGTACCCACCTCCGACCTTTTCGATCGTCGTCGCCGATTCACGTCGGCAGATGGCATCCCAGATCAATCGTTCGAGCCAATCGAGCGAATCGATCGCAACCGTTTGGTAGTCGTGCGGCTGGGTTTCGAGCTCGGTCAGGGCAGCGACGACATCTTCGAGGGATTTGGCCAGTGGGAAGCGATCGCAGTCGATCTCCCCGAGACCATCTTCAGTTTGAATGAAGATCGGTTTTGGGGTGGTTGCTGCGAGGCTACTCTTGCCGACCCCTTCGGTACCGTAGACCAAGATTCGTGGTGGCAGGTGGGCTCTCCCACGCTGGACTTGCTGTAACAAACTCATGTGCTTTTTTCCTTACAAGAACGAACAAAAAATTGGGTAAAACAAAGGCAGTAAGCAGGTGGGCACAGGGAGTCCGGACGCTCTTTCCGTTTGCCATTCATGGCCGGGAACGTCACGCCATCCCACCTGCCTACTGCGCTGGATCAGAGAAAATCGAAGACGCGAGTCTCTTCGTAGCCCGTGGGCCAGGAATCGTTCGCAGTGCACGCATGCAAGCGATCGATCGCCTGCTCGTTT